CAATGAAAATCGTCCCGTCACGATTCTCCACAGAAACGAAACCGGCCTGGGTGGCAGACGTGAGGACTTGAGTAAATTCCTGCCATGTGCATTTCCGGCTCAGGGAGCGGAAAAGGGATTCTTTAGAAACTGCGCCTCTAGCGAACACAATTTCCAGGAGCGTACTTAGAGCTTGCGTGGATTGTGTGCGTCCAATTTGACTGAAGACCTTTGGCATATCATATTCGAGGGCGTCGATCATGTCGGAGGCCATTTGAAGGTCGTTCATGGAAAGAACCAAGGAATCTGAATAGGCGGCCGAGATTACCATAGCGAGCTTGTGAATGTGTGTCTGCTTCCGGGCTAGATAGCCCCCAAACTGCTCCGGCGGAAGATTGAAGTGGCCGGAGTTCCAATGGTTCTCATACCATTTGATGCCCCAAGCCTTGGCCTCCGCGTCAAGGGTAACTTCTCCCACGAGCTGTGAGATTTCTTCTAGGTCTGCGATTAAGTCAGCGCGGAGTTTTGGATATTCTGACGTTACTTGGTCGGCGGGGTAGGCGCTAAGCTGTCGTTTCTTATCGGCATAAATAAACACACACCTCGAAACAAAGCCCCCGCCGATCATATATTCCGGGAAGTTTTCGGTGATCCAGGTAGGCGTTGTGCAGGCAATGATATTGAACCAGGGGTTTTTTATGGTGTCGCTTCCGCTGCTCTTTGTGGCCTTGCGAAGTGTTCCCCTTTGCCCATCCCATAGGGCCACAAGAATATCTATCATTTCTCGATCAGTGGTGCTTACGAGAGTTCCGAATTCCCCGGCGGCAATGGTTAAACTTGACATGACGAAGGATTCGCCGGTTTTTGGGTCGATTACGGTCTCGGCGGCGGAGGCTATATCCTCGACTAATTTCTGCCAGGTAACGATGTCGGGGCCGAATTTAATCCCTGAAACTTCTCGTAGGAGGTCCATTCCCACATTTATGGTCGTCGTTTTCGAGATTATGCCCGGCGGGGCAACAAATATGATGTAGAAATTCGGGGTCCAGGTGAAGATTTTTTGGTCAATCCAAACTTTCCTCCTAAGCGCCCCGGCGATAGTTGAAACACCTGTCCAAAAGTACATCTTTATCGGTGCCTCGCCAATGGAGGCATATTTTATGAAATCCTGAAGCCAATTTTTGCATCGCCTCATCCTGCATCCCCCCAGGAGCGTTGGGACCACTTAAATGTTAGTGGGATTATTAGGGGGTCGTCGTAGGGTATGCTGATGGAGCTTGCTATTTTTCGAAGTCGATCTTCGGCCCCCGCAAGTACATCCCTTTTATACTGAAACACCAAACTATCATGGCATTGGAGGAGGATTTCAATATTTGGGTCTGTATCCTCCCAGGCGGCCCAGATGCGATTGATGTATAAAGCAACGGTTGATTGAGGAATCCAGGCCAGAGCCTGGGGCAAGATTCCCTCAATTCGGTCGAAATAAACCCTTCGATAGCCAAATTTATTCTTGACCATTCGCGTTCGCATGATGGAATCCTCGATTATTTGGTGCCAGGCTTTTATGCCCGGATGCGCCTCGAACCAGGCGTCATGCATTTTTTGTGCGACGGATCGAGAAATCCTACATGCCTGTGCGAGAGTTGGGACGGTCGCCCCATAATTGGTGGCATGAACGAAAGCCTTGGCGAGAGGACGGGGGCAGCCAAGGATCTTCGCATTTTCTCCATGAAGGTCGATGTTGTCGTGGAATATTTTCTTGAGATTTGAATCCCCCGCCTCCCAGGCCACAACTTGAACATCGGCGCGGCTTAGATCAGCATCGCAAATAACGAATCCAGGATCAGGAATGTAGAGCTTTCGGATGTTTGGGAGTGTTGTGCCGATAAGTTGAAAGGGATCGTTGAAGGCGGTGTCGGAGCCCTTTGGAAGATTTTGGAGATTCCCGCCCGTTCCGAAGGCATTGGCGCTCGATGAGAAGCGGAAGGTTTCCGTCCCGGCCACATTGAAGGAGGTTCTCATCCTAAGATCGCTGTCGAGCGGCATCCGGCAGAATGTCGAAAGGGATACGCCGAGGCTTCGCCTGGCCAGAAACAAATCAATGAGGGGCTTGAATTCCGGATAATTCACACTTATCTTTCGGAGGGATTCCTCATCCCCAGATGGACGAAGGGTTTTCCGATTCCGCACGGGGGAAACGCCCAGGTCTTCATAAAAGAGATTCCGGATTTGCTGGGATGAAGATGCCTTGAAGCCGGGGAGGATACCCTGGATGGCGGAATCCAGAAGGGATATTTTTTCGAGAAGCTCCCCGCCGAGCTTGTTACGTTGGGACATATTGATTCTAACGCCCCGGCGCATGCAAAGCAAGACCCGGCGGGCGATTGACATTTGGGCCTGGAATTGCTCCAGAAGGTTTTCCTTTTCAAGAAGGTCTTTCAAAACCTCAAATACCTCAAATGTCGCAACGCAATCCTGGCAATTGTAGGTCCAGAATTTAGGAAAGTCGTCGGGGGCCTTATGGTAATCGTCCAAATCATCCTTCCAATAGCGATGCCAGGCGCAATACAATGACGACATATATGCCAGAGACTTTGGAAGGCCCGGGTATAGAACATGATGCGCGAGCATTGTGTCGAAGAAAAGGGGTGTGTCGATTCCGAAGGAAAAGGCAAGATGCTGGGCGTCGTAGGCAAAGTTCTGGCCAATAACCTTCGAATTTTTTAGGGTTTCGGAAAGTTCTTGTACGATATAGGTTTCCTCATATTCGGAGAAGTAATGTTTATTCTCGACATCGACGAATGGAATGCAGATGGCGTCGAGGCTCGAATAGGCAAAGCCAATGCAGGCAACATTATGGGCGAGGGTTTCAATGTCGCAGGCGAATGTTTTGCCTTTCAGGAATTTAAGGGTTGAAATTGCCTCGGAAAAGCTCGGGCGGATTCTGAATCTGGTTTGGGGGCGGGTAAAGTTTCCTCCAACTGCCCTTCGAAGGTCGTGGATCGCACACCCGCGCCACTCCCACATTCGAAGGATTAGGGCAGGATGGACGGTTGGGATGACGATAGGAGAAAGGGGGGATTTGAATTCTTCTGCTAGATTTAAGATTGATCCGCGCCACGACATTATTCCTGAATGCCCTGTCAGCGCCCACAAAGCGACATCGCCAAAGGCCAAAATTACCTTCGGCTGGGTTAGAGCGATTTCCTTTCGTAGGGCTTCGAGCCCGGCCGCAATCTCCGCCCCAAAGAACCGGCCGAAACGGAAGTTTGGAAGATTCTTTGCCTTGGCCTTCGATTTGGACGTTTCGAGGAAAAGCTCAATATCGTTCTTTGGCGGGCGCTGCTGGCAAACATTAGTAATCCGGCACTGGGCACGATCAATACCGGCGTCGGCGAGCATTGAGGTTAATTCTTGACCGCTGACGCCAACAAATGGTAGATGTTGAGCGACTTCGCTTTCGCCCGGAGCTTCGCCGACAATGAGATATTTCGCCGGCGTCGGGCCGCTCGGGCAAACAAACGGGTCAAGGCCATCATAACTATTCTTTTGGATCATCAATGTGTTCCTTGACTCGACTTTTGGCGAAATTAACATATTCCTCATCACATTCGAAGATTGTGGTGAAGAGGCCCAATGAATTCCCCGCCGGGATAAGGGGGCCAGAGCCGCCGAAGGGATCAAGGACCGACATCCCCGAAAGCATGTAGAGGCGGAGGAGCTGGGCATAAAGCTTGGCCGGCTTCGCGGCGGGATGCGGGCGGTTTCTTTGACTAGAAATGGAAAACGTATCGGCTGCGCGCTTTTCGATAATTAAGGGCCGACCTTTCGTAGCAAGCAGAATCATTTCGTAGGTTCGCTGGGGGAAATGCTCTACATCCGGCGTCATTCCCGCGCGATCGGTTTTGATCCATATGAGGGGGAATTCTCGAACGGTGAAGTTATGCTTTTTGAAAACCTGGCAAAGTTTCTCAAATCTTATGGGTGTGCAGAAGGTGAAAAGGACACCCTCGGGGCGTAGGATTCGAAAGCCTTCCCCGGCAAGCAATTCATAGCAATCATCAGAATACTCGGGGGAGTCATTGTAGAGGTGGGATTTGGTGCCTTCGAACGGGTTATATTTATCCATATTAAGGCCATATGGCGGATCGGTTATGATGCCGTCGAAGCTTTCGTCTTGGGTTTGTCGAAGAAGGTCGAAGCTGTCGCCGTGGATTATGGTGTGGAATTCACTTTCGGGCATGGCTTGGCCCCGATTTATCGCGCTCGCAAAATGGGCCTTGCGCTTCAGCATAAGCATTGCGGCCTTTACGTTTGCTGCCTTTTTAATGTCGGGATCGTCGAGGTGTTGGGCAAGAATTAAACGATTTGTGATGTCGGAAATGCCTTGGCCCTTAGCCTTCTCCCCATCACCCCGAATTTCGGTCGCGAAATTTGTCCGAGTTATATTTGGGTTCTCGGCGGAGCGGATTTTGAAAAGCTCGGCGACGGCAAGAGTACGCTCCTGCCAGGTGAGATCGACCCGGATTATGTTTTCCTCAAGCTCTGCCTCCCTCATAAGGTCCGGCGGCAGGTCGGAGATTCGGATGGTGGGAATGTGGCCCGGAGGGATTTCCGTATCGTTACATTTGAATGGGGCGTTGAGAGCAATTATGGCGCGGAGGCGCCTTTCACCGGCGATAAGGTGATTATCCTTATCAACGACGATCGGATGAAGGAGCCCTTTTGATTTGATGGAGTTCTGTAATTCTTCGAGGGCGGCGGGGGAAAACGCCCGGCGCTGGCGATTCGGGCCAATTATTATGGACGATATAGGAAGGATTTGCATTGGGATTCTTTCCAGGAATAAGAGCAAAAAGTCGAGGGAGATTTTATCTCCCCCGACAAGCCTAAGACCCAGGAATTATTATGTCCCCGCCGCGACCTTCGTGACGTTGGCCCAGATTTTTTGGGAGTCATTCCGATCGGGCTGGTGTTCAACCAGAATGTGTGCCCTTTGCCCAATCATCATTTGTGGCTGCCAGGGATGAGAAGCATCATTCTGTCCAAACATTGCCCTCATGCGGCCGAGGGCCACATTCTTGCCGGGCCTCGTATTCAATCCACCGCCTTCGTCCAGGTCGAGCCAGATGGTTTGGCGGACAAGGGGCGAAGCGCCATTCGCGGGCCTTTCATTGTCGGCGACTTGCCAGGTCAGATTAAGAAGAGCATACCCGCTAGTGGTGAAGTTTGGCTTGATTTCCATGAGGACGGCATTGTATTCGCCCGGAGGAATAAGTTCAACTTCCGTGGACAGTTTTCCATTAAATGTATCGTTGAGGAATGTATCCGGATTAAACAGAGTCATTAACGTCTCCTTGGATTGGAAGATTGGAAAAGGCTCTTCCTTGGCCTTATATGGGCTTATTCGGCCCACAAGCTATTTCCGCCAACTTCCACGTTCTCAAGAGTTCCGAGAAGTTCGGCGGGAGATTATCGGAAATTGGGAGGTGTTGGGCCTTCAGGTCGACATTCATGGCCGCCGTCGACCACGAAAAATTCTTCCCCATTCGAACGGGCATGATGACATCGGAGAAAAAGCGCGAGAGGCGCGGGGCGAGCTTTCGGCCGAGAGTAGAGGCCATGAGGGTAGTTCCGCCAGTCCCTTCGTCAATTTCCCGCTCAAGATGTGCCGTCAGCACAAAATGGCATTGGAGGCTTGTGGTGAGGCGGATTAGGAATCTTTCCAGATTGTCCATTGCTACGCCCCAATCGCCCTTTGCGCGGACGGGCTTGGAGCCAACGACTAGGTTCATGGCCATAATGTTCAACCCGCTAAGGGAGTCGATCACGAAGACCTTTGAGGAGTCGAATGTGTCGATGCAGCCATAACTTTTGCCTGTTCTGTCGTCTATGAAGTCCATGCAGGTCGTGACTACTTTCAGGAATTCGGAGTGCTTGGCCTTATTTAGGTCTTGCATTTCTGTTAGGGATTTGAATGTTAGGCGATTGATCATGGAGGCTGAGTTTTTCATGTCTTCCCAGGATTGACATTCTGGGGGGATATAATGCCAATGGATGAGGTTTGGGTCGGTGTGGGCTAGGACTTCTTGGCCCGGCTCCGTGAACAGGACGAAGGTTTCTAGGCCCAGGGAGGAGAGAGATTTGAGGGAATATGTTTTGCCCGAGCCGGTCGCGCCCATAAGCATAACACGAAGGGGGGAGATTATGGGGATTGGTGAGATTATGGGGGTGTTATTTGTGCCAGTGGTGTCCAAAGGGTTTTTTTGAAATATTGGGGAATCCATTTTTCAGGCTCCTTAACTTGACAGAGGATTTTGTAGGGGCAGAAACGACATATCTGCTTATCGAGGGCTTGCGGGATGAAGTTGTGGAGATTTCTCCAGACGCTTATCATGCGCCGGATGTCGTAGAGGAGGTTATCGTGCCATCGTTT